TTGTATTCCATCAAAAACCACCGGAGATATGCGGTTCCTCTCTTTGAGTTGCGTCAGATCCGCAAACACAATTTTCAGGTGAATACTATGACCCCAAACTCATCTGCGGGGTCTTCCGCGTCGTAGTCGAACGCTATTTTAAGGATTTTTGGGCTGAGCCCGTTGAACGTAATCTTGTCACGCAGGCCTACGGTCACGCCTGCGTCTAGGTAGACCTGTGCGGTTGTGGGCCCTATCTGACCGTCGGCCTTGGTTATGTTGAAGACTTTGTACTCAATTGCGCAAGAATGGCTTACAGCCGCCCCGAAGACATCCTTATAGCCATCGTTGCGGACGAACGGGGCTATGGTGCATGACTGCATCATGAAGTCGGCAAAGTCGTCTGAGAATTTAGGCATCTACACCCCTAAAGTTCTTCGTCTTCGTCCACAGATTCGTGGTTGCTCATCATGCCCCTGGTAAAGATGCTCTCGACCTCAGCTTCAATGGTCTCGCAATAGACGGTGGGCGCCCCGATGCCCGCGTTGGCCTCTGCTTCCAGTTCACTCGCAAGTGCAAAATATTGTTTAGCAAGATTGCTGTTCTGGATACTACGGCTGCCTATCGATTTCGTAACCTTGCGGCTAAAACGGGCGGCAATCTTCCGGGCACATCTGGCAGCTGCCAGGAACTTGCCCACGGCGTCGATCTCCGCCTGGATGGATTCGTCCGAAAGGAGAGGATCGGTTTCGTCGGTGTCCTGGATTTTGTCCCTCACGTAGTCTATATCCGATCCTGTAGGATCGTCGCCGAAGCTGAAAGACATGACTAGTTTACCTCAATAGATCGGCCATCACAGAGAACGTGAAGCTCTTGGTAGCTCCACCAGCGATCACCCAGGCAACGCGCCAGGCGGTTATGGCCTGAGGGCCTTGAAGGACGCCCGCGCCCATTGTCTTGTCTGCTGGCGCACCTAGCTCGGTCTCGGGAGTCATGTCACGGAACCATCTGGCCTCGTAAACCTTAGCTCCGCCGTTGCCCAAGACCTGAGTGAAATGGGCGAAATCGTTGAAAATCGTACCATCAACGGATCCTTGGAGGTAAACGTCCAATGTGTCGCCAACCAACGAAGCGGCTGCAGTGACGTTGAGGAGAAACACCCCACCTCTAACAGTTCGGACATTGGGGAGGGCAAGAGCCGCCGTGCCCGAGGCGGTCCTTGCTGCGGAGGCTAGTAATGTTATTACCATGTCCGCTCCCTCTAAGTCAAATCCTGCCAAATTATGACAAGCTGGTTGCCAGACTCATCCGTTCCGGCTGTCTTCACAAGCGCATCCGCGCCTACCGTGTACTCGGCAGTGCGATCAGCGAGCGTGGAAATTGCGGCTTTCGTTGTGAGCGCCAATACACTCACAAGCTCATCACCTACTGCCATCCCGGTCACCGTGACGTTTGTGGCGGCAGCGGTTCCATCGGCAATAGTGACCTTGGAGAATCCGCCTGCCAGGTGGTCTTTGTCCACCGCGCCTGCAGCTATCTGGGCAGAATCTACTGCATCATCAGCTATTTGGTCATTTCCAACCGCATCATCAGCGATAGCAGCAGAGCCTACTGCATCGTCTGCAATCTGGTCGGCCCCAACCGCATCATCTGCGATCTTATCAGCCGTTACAGCGTCATCTTGGAGTCCAGAGGTGCCTATCTTAACCAGCTCCGGTCCAACCGTCAAGTTGAAGACGATCGTGCCGACAGTCGCGCTCTTTACCTTGATTCTGCCCACTATCTGCTGGATTTGGTCTGCACCGGTGGGAGGCGTAAGAGTCCAACCGCCTGCGGTGGTCGTGTCGAGATATGCAGGATCGCCCACATTACCAGCATCGGTGTTCAGGCCTGTTAGTTCATAGACGTCTCTGGCTTCGGAAGTGGTGGCTCCGGCGTTTGTGGTTGTGGCTATGAGCTGGGCTTGCTTGCCAGAGGTGTCAGCATCTGCCTTTTCGACAGTGTAAACGTTGGCAGTAGCATCATAACTGGATATATGCAGGAGTTCGCCTATGGCCAGGGCACCCGCGCTGTAGACCGTATATTTGCGGGGGACGTCTGCGGCCAGGTCGCTCATCACGACAGTTCCTGGAGCGATCTTGGCAGAAGTTACCGAGTCGGCCTGAAGAGCAGAAGAGCCTATGGCAGATACGATCCTCTTGCCAGGATAGAACCTGATCTTGCCAGCTGTTGCACTTTTGGCTATGACGGTCCCGACTTCCTGTACGAATGTGTCGGCCCCGGTGGGAGCGGCTACAGCCCAACCGCCAGTGGTCTGTGAGAGGTAAACCGGGTCGCCTACTGCACCTACTGCGTTGGTGTTCAGGTCCGCTATTATGGCTTCGCTGGCAGCCCTACCGCTGTGGGCGGTTTTTATTGTGTCTATAATGACCAGAGTGGCGACCTTAGACGCCGAATCAGCATCGGCCTTTGTGACCTTGTACTGTTCTCGGGTCGCATCGTAGCCGCTGATGTACACGAGATCGCCAGGGACTAATGTGCCGCCGGTCTCGTTGCGGACGTCCAGGGTGTTCAGCTCGATGCCAGCAGCCCTTATAATGCCGTCTACGGTGAAGTTGCCCCTAATCCTGTTCAGAAACCCCATTACCTTTCACCCCCCTCTCTTTGACTTCGTATACGGGCAATAGCATGCCCGACTTTATCAGAGCCGCCGTATTGTTCCAGGGAACAGGAGATTTGCCCTTATGGCTGGTCACCATGTCGGCTTCTGAAATGACCTGCCCCCGGCGGTAGGTTTTACCGCCTGCGGGGAAGGTCTTGTTGACCTTATACTTCTTCAAGAAATATCACCTCATAAGATGCAAAGTTGATCTCTGGATTCATTGCCCAGTAATTATAGAGCAATGAAAACCAGTACCAGCGATTTCCGTTTGTTCTAGCATGGCACCGATGACACAAAGGCAGAAGGTTCCAAGGTCTCTTACCACATCCTTGCATTTTATTGTAATCATTGTGGTGAATGGACAATCTTCGTTTGTTTTCTTCTTCCGTTGTTAGACAAGATAACATCTTCGGCCATAAGCATCGCGTACTCTCTCTTTCAAATTTCGATTGAATTCAGGGCAATAAGGCTCAAAGGAGATCCCACCACGCCACGCATAGCTTTTTTCGCCCCGCGACATCTCAGAGCGCATTTTGCGCCACTCTTCTGTCCGAGGATAGCTTTTGTGCCCCATGTTTGCTTCAGAGAGACGTTGACAGGTTTCTTTCGTTGGCTTGTGCCCCCTGTGAGACTCTGAAAGATGCTTTAGGTGCTCCTCTGAAAACTTGATACCCTTTCTTGCTTCTGAGATTTTCTTACACGCCGTCGGAGTATGCTTTCGTCCCAGTGTGTTTTTGTTTCCTTTCATTCTGACGGCGATCTCGGCACGTTGCTCATCAGACCATATTTTGCGCCCCTTGCGAACAGCAGACATTTTTTGGCGAGTTTTGTCCGATGGTATGCGCCCATTATTGATAGTATGACCTTTTTGGAATGCCACTAACTAAACACCTCTGATAGTGCTCTGAGATAGTTTATGCTGGCAGGGGATCTCAGAAAATCCCTTTTCGGTAGCGAACCTATCCAGCAATACTAAATTGCCCCAATGCTATTTAGCCCTTTGCATCGCATAATGTAAAATTATGCAACCGCACCAGAGAAAAATGTGCCAGCATTGACGTCAATAACGCACTGAGTGTAACACATCAGGCCTTGATTTTTGTCCGCCATCAACTCCGTGTCAACGATCTTCCTCATGCCGACATCATAGCCGCCGCCGATGCTTCGGGCCACACCCTTATAGGAGAACGTGTAGCCTGCGGACATGCTTCTGAGCCTTGGGGTGGGGTTGACGTATCCAATCCAGGCGTTCTTGCCGAACATCTCGGCCAGCACATCGGTCGCGCCTTCGTTGTTGGTCAGGCTCACAGCGCCGCCCACGAAGATCTTCTCGAGGCCCAGTACCTTGGCAATCATGTCCTGAGTCACGGTGCCGCCCTGGGTGTACTTGTACCTCTCCAGGAGCAGGGGGTGATCGGTCAGAACGTCCATAACCTCATCAGAGAATATGCCCACGTTAGGCTTATAGCCGGTGCGGGCCTTGATTGCCCTCTTGCGGTTCTTGATATCGTTGATGGGATCGGAGTCTGCATAATCGGACCACTGGATGAACTCGTTAGCACCAGGAGCGGCAGCTACACCGGTCTGGTCGCCGGTCCAGACGCTGGTCGTGAAGAATTTTTCAACGAACTCCAGCTCTCGGCCCAGCAGAAGGGTCTCGGTGACGAACTCCGCGCTTGCCTGTTCCATCTGCAATGAGGAGTCGGCCTCATCGAGCAGATCCCAGCGCAT